GAGAAGGGGCGCTCTATACGGCTAGGCACAGCGCTTGAAAGTAGTTTTGATAATCATTCTCATACCTACCCCAACCCATCCCAGCCCACAAAAAAGCCGGACAGCTTATCACACCTAATTACCCGCACCCTAGAACCTGCCGGAGATAAGAGCTAAAGTTCATCTATGCCACTAATCACAAGAGCAGAAGCGGCACGTGCAATGGGAGTTACTCCCGAAGCCGTATATGCCGCTATCAAGGCCGGCCGGCTGAGCACAACAAAAAGTAAAGACGGCCGCGTAATGGTCAACAGCGAAACCATGCGTGACGAATGGGCTAAGAACACGCAACGCCGCATCGGTGTGGGCCCTAAGCCGCCAAGCACACCGCCCAAACCACTTCGCCCTCGCGAAGAACGCCTAAGCCCTGGCACGTCAACGCCACGCATTAGTAAAACCGACGAAGCGATACCCGATTACGACGAAAGTCGCGCCCGTACAGAGCACCTAAAGGCCGAACTCTTAGAGCTAGACCGCAAACAGAAGCAGGGCCTCCTCGTCCCCGCCGCCGACATCGAGGCGAAGTGGGTCGAGATCGTGACCCTGGCCCGCACCAAGATCCTCGGCATCCCCACAAAGGCCAAACAACGCATCCCCGACCTAGATACCGACGCCATAAGTCTCTTAGAGGACATCGTGCGCGAAACACTTGAAGACCTAAGTAACGAAGCTCCTACGCAAGAAGACTAATCTTTTCCCTTATCAAACTTATGAACAACCTCTTACGCCTAGAACACGCCGCCCTCAGCGCTTTCCGCCCTCCACGCAAGCTCACCCTCAGCGAGTGGGCCGACACCTACGCCTTCCTTAGCGCCGAAAGCAGCGCAGAAGGCGGCCGTTGGCACACTTTGCCCTACCAAAAGGGCATTATGGACGCAATAAGCAGCAATAACGTAGAACAAGTAACGGTAATGAAATCAGCCCGCGTGGGCTACAGCAAAATACTCAACCACGTTATCGCCTACCACGTACACCAAGACCCCGCCCCCATAATGCTCGTCCTGCCCACCATCGAGGACGCGCAGGGCTACTCCAAAGAAGAAATCGCGCCCATGCTGCGTGACACCCCGTGCCTACGCGGCCTCGTCAGCGACAGCAAGGCCAAAGACGGCGCTAACACGATCCTCCAGAAGCAGTTCCCCGGTGGAACGCTCAGTCTCGTCGGCGCCAATTCGCCCCGCGGCTTCCGCCGAGTCAGCCGACGCATCGTGCTCTTCGACGAAATCGACGGCTACCCCGCCTCCGCCGGTGCAGAGGGCGACCAGATCAAGCTCGGCATCCGCCGTACCGAGTACTACTGGAATCGCAAGATCGTCGCCGGCTCCACCCCCACCGTCAAGGACTTCAGCCGCGTCGAGCGGATGTTCCAGCAGACCGATCAGCGCCGCTACTTCGTCCCATGCCCCTACTGCAACCACATGCAGTACCTCCGCTGGCCCCAGATGACGTGGAGCGACAACGACCCAGCCACCGCCACGTATAAGTGCGAGAGCTGTAGCACTTTAATACCCCATTCCAAGAAGCGCTGGATGGTCGAGCGCGGTGAATGGCGCCCCACCTCCCCCGGCAACGGCAAGCACATCGGCTTCCACATCTGGGCCGCCTACAGCTACTCCCCCAACGCCACCTGGCCCAACCTCGTCGAGGAGTTCCTCGACGCCAAACACGACGCCGAGCAATTAAAAACCTTCGTCAACACCGTCCTAGGCGAAACGTGGGAAGACGAGTACGCCTCCAAGATCGGCGCCGATTCGCTGATGGAACGCGCCGGTAAGGAGACCTATAAGCAACACTGCCCCCCACCAGAAGCGCTTGCCCTCACCGTGGGCTGCGACGTTCAGGACGATCGCCTCAGCCTGAGCGTCTGGGCCTGGGGCCGCGAAGAAGAGGGCTGGCTGATCGACCGCGTCAAGATCTACGGCAGCCCAAGCCGCCCCGAAGTCTGGAAACAGCTCGATGAGGTGCTTGGTAAGCCCTACACCAGCGAAACCGGCGAGGAAATGAGCGTCTTGTGCTGCGCCATCGACTCTGGCGGCCACCACACCCAAGAGGTCTACCAGTACGCCCGCGAACGCGCCAACATCGGCGTCATCGCCATCAAAGGCCAAAGCCAAAAGGGCAAACCACCCCTAGGCAAGGCCACCAAGGTGGACGTGAACTTCAAAGGCAAAGCCCTAAAGAAGGGGGCACAGCTCTTCCCCGTTGGCTCCGATGGCATCAAGTCTCTGCTCTTCGGCCGCCTCAAGCACAACGATCCCGGACCCGGCTACCTGCACTTTTATGCCACCATCGGCACCGACTACTTCGAGGAACTCACAGCCGAGAAGCAGATCCTGCGTTTCCGCAACGGCTTCCCCGAGCGCATTTGGGTAAAGAAAAGCCAAGCAGCAAACGAGGCACTTGACGAGATGAATTACGCCTACGCCGCTTTGCATCGCCTCTACCAGAAATACGACAGGCGCACTATCTGGGACCAACTAGAGCGCCGTAATGAACCTAAGCAGGCAGCTCCGCTACGATCACAACAACAAAACGCCCCTAAACGAGGCAATTTCGTCAAGAGCTGGTGAGCCCGTGCAGATTCCCTCCCAGATCCAAGCCGGCGACACCATCACGTGGCGCGACGAGGCCACCGTCGACAACCTCGGCAACCCCATAAGCAGTGCCGACTACACCCTCACCTATTACCTGCGCACTAATACCGCAGCTGAAGGCGCAACAGTTGTAGGCACTGCCTACGGAAGTGGCTGGCAGTTCACCATCTCTGCCGCTACCAGCGCACCTTTCGATGCCGGCACTTGGTACTGGCAAGCCATCGCCACTAAGGCCGGCTCCACCATCACCGTCGGTACGGGCTCCACCGAAGTGCTCCCTGCACTCACTTACGCCGGCATCCCCACCGCTTACGACGGCCGCACCCAAGCCCAGAAAGACCTTGATGCGGTCCAAGCCGCGATCCGCACCATCCTCAACGGTGGAGCGGTCCAGGAATATCGCATCGGCACCCGTAATCTGAAGAAGTACGACCTCGCCGACCTACTTCAGCTCGAAGCAAAGCTAAAAGCTGACGTAAAACGCGAAGAAGCGGCGCAACTCATGGCCAACGGCCTCGGCAACCCGCGCAACATGTTCGTCCGCTTCAACTAAGACGATGGGCATCCGCACTAATCTCCTTCGCGCACTCGGCTTTGCCAAGCCCGTCGCCCCGGCACGCACCGGGCGCCGCCAGTACCAAGGCGCCATCATCTCCCGACTCACCGCCGACTGGCTGGCTAGTCAGACCAGCGCCGACGCGGAGATCCGCACCAGCCTGCGCAAACTGCGCGACCGCTCCCGCGAGCTAGTCCGCAACAACCCCTACGCCAAGCAGGCCAAGCGCACCACCCAGATCAACGTCGTCGGCACCGGCATCAAGCTGCAAAGCCAGGTGCAGCAGCTTCGCGGCAACAAGCGCGACGACCGCATCAACAAGCTCATCGAAGCTAAGTGGGAAGTGTGGAGCCGTGCTGAGCACTGCGACGTAGCTGGCCGCTACAGCTTCCACCAACTCGAATGGCTAGCCACCGGCGCTCTTCCCGAATCCGGCGAAGCCATTTTCCGCATCATTAGGCGCTCCTTCGGCGGCTCTAAGATCCCCCTCGCGCTACAGATCCTCGAAAGCGACCTCCTCGATGAGGAGTACAACGGCGCCACCCTTGCCCCCGCCAACGAATGGCGCAACGGCGTCGAAGTCAACGAGTGGGGCCGCCCTGTGCGCTACGCCATGCTCACAAGGCACCCCGGCGACTACTGGTTCCAAAACGTCCCCCAGCGCAACGAAAAGCACGTCTTCCTCCCTGCAGAGGACGTAATTCACCTGTTTTTGCCCGAACGGCCGTCGCAAAACCGGGGTGTGCCCTGGTTTCACCCGGTGATGTCCGACGCTCACCAGCTGCAGGGCTACGAAGAAGCTGCGGTCATCCGCGCTCGCGCCGGGGCATCGCTAATGGGCTTCGTCACTAATAATGAAGGGGAACTTACGCCCGACGACATAGAGAATAATCAACGAATTAGTGAATTCGAGCCCGGTACATTCAAATACCTCGCTCCAGGCGAAAACGTCACCGTTCCCACGATCGATTCCCCCGATCAACAGTTCGAGATGTTCGTGCGCAACAAGGTGCGCCGCTTCGCCTCCGGTTTCGGCTGTAGTTACGAAACCCTGAGCCGCGACTTCTCCGACACTAATTACTCAAGTTCGCGTCTCAGTCTCTTAGAGGACCGCGAGCACTGGCGCGTAGTCCAGAACTACTTAATCGAGAACTTCCACATGCGCGTCTTCCGCGAGTGGCTAAGCCTCGCCGTCCTCAGCGGCGAACTTGGCTTCCCGGACTACGAACTTCGCCCCGAGCGTTACGACACCCCTCACTGGATGCCACGTGGCTGGACGTGGGTCGACCCGCTCAAGGAAGTCAAGGCCTACCGCGAAGCCGAGCAAGCCGGCTACATGACCAAGTCCCAGATCATCGCCCAAAGCGGCGGCGACTACGACGACAACGTCAGCGAACTAGCCCGCGAACAGCAACTTGCTAAGGATGCGGGCCTAACTCTCGATAAGGACCTGGGTCTAATTCCTGGTGCCTCATCCACGCCCACCTCCCCCTTAGAACCTCCTGCCACGCCAAACCCATGAGCTACCTACCTACCGCGGCGATGCGCGAGGAAGCTCAGCGCTACCGGGCCTGGAAGGCAGAAGGCAACGCAGGCGGCACCGACGTAGCCGCAAATCGCGCCTCACAAATCCTTAGCGGCGACCCCCTTAGCGCTGAGACCGTCCGCACCATGTCCGCGTGGTTCGCCCGCCACGAAGTAGACAAACAGGGCCAAGGCTTCAGTCCAGGCGAAGAAGGCTACCCCTCTCCTGGCCGGGTCGCCTGGGCAGCATGGGGTGGCGATCCCGGCAAATCCTGGAGTGACAACATCATGAGCACCATCGACAAAGACCGCGAACTGACTGCGGAGCTAAAAGCCCCGCAAGTCGCGCTATACGAAGCCCTCGAAGAGATCGCCGAAGACCTCGGCGCCTTCGATCAAGGCCCTGGTGCTCACGGTGCCCACTACAGGAGCGAAAGCCCCTTCGCTTCTGATGGCATGGTCTGCGCAAACTGCGCCTTCTATGCCGGTCCCCGCGCCTGCGAAATCGTCAGCGGTGACATCGATCCAGCAGGCGTCTGCAAATTCTGGATCGTCCCCGAGCGCCTAATGTCCGAGGCCGAAGAACCTAATGAGGGTCGTCCCTACCCCCAAGAGCACGCCGCTCGCCTGAAAGATCCCTCGGCTTACGACCGCTTCCGCCGCCGCAACGACGCCGCAGGCAAGGGTGTCGACTTCATCTTCGGCATCAAAACCGGTGAGCAGGGCCCCGATCTTCAAGCCATCCGCTTCCGCCTAAGTGAATTCACAGCTTCCGAGGCTCGTCAATGGCTTCGCGAACACGATTACACCCCGATTCAGTTCGAGGAAGCCACAGGTGAGCGCACTAAGGTTGAAGAACTAAGTGCTGCTGATGAATCCGTGGAACGCGCTAAGCCCTCCGACCTAAGTACAGGTGATTTCGTTAGCTGGAATAGCTCCGGTGGTACGGCACGCGGCCGTATTGAACACGTGATGCGCGAAGGCACCCTCGGCGTCCCCGACTCCGCGTTCAGCATCAACGCCACCGCCGAAGACCCCGCCGCTCTAATTCGCATCTACCGCGAAGGTGCTGACGGCTGGGACGCCACCGAAACCCTCGTCGGCCACAAATTCTCCACGCTGCGCAAGATCGAAGCCCTGCGCACCCTTGAAACCGCTCAGCGCGACCTAAGCGGTACCTACACCCGCACCGAAGCCACAAACTTCCGCGCACTCGAGGAGCGGACCTTCGAGTTCCCCTTCAGTTCTGAGTATCCCGTGGCCCGCTACTTCGGCAACGAAGTACTTAGCCACGAGGGCGACGCAGCCGACCTGGCCCGCCTCAACGACGGGGCTCCCCTGCTCTTCAACCACAACCCAGACAAGGTCGTCGGTGTAGTAGAGCGTGCCTACATCAACGGCAAGGACAAGCGCGGCTACGCCAAGGTGCGCTTCTCCCGCAACAAGTTCGCCCAAGAGGTGCTCGACGACGTCAAGGACGGCATCCTTCGCGGCATCAGCTTTGGCTACGCCATCGACAAGATGGAAGAGCGCAATGGCGACTATGTAGCAACTAAGTGGTCACCGCACGAGGTAAGCGTGGTGAGTATCCCGGCTGATCCCACCATCGGAATCGGCCGCTCACTAATCACCGAGGCTGCTCCCGAACTCCCTACCGCGCAACGTACTAAGGAGTGTCAAGGCGCCACACCTATTATCACTAATGAAGCGCCTGTTCCCACTACGGAAGTAGAGGAGATGCAGGACCAACGCCAAGCGGCCCAAACCGCATCTACCCCCATTCCCGAAATGGAAAACACCCCTGATCTGGAGGTGATCCGGTCCAAGGCCGCTGAGGCCGAGCGGACCCGCATCGCCGCCATCAACGCACTGGGCTCTAAGCACCAGATGCAAGACCTGGCCCGTGAACTGATCGAAGGTGGTCGCACCCTCGATGAGGCTCGCGCCGCCGTCCTCGACAAACTCGGCTCTACCCCCATGGAACAACCCATCCGCTCCGCTGACATCACCACCAACGACGTGGGTCTGTCGGACAAAGAGACCAAGCGCTTCAGCTTCGTCCGCGCCCTCAACTTCCTGGCCAACCAAGGCGATGCCTCGGCCCGCCGCGCAGCCGAATTCGAGATCGAAGTCGGCGAAGCCGCCGCTAAGAAGTACGAGCGTTCCTCCAACGGCATCGTGGTGCCCAACGAGGTGCTGCGTCGTGACCTCGTTGCCGGTACGCCCTCTGCTGGTGGCAACCTCGTCGCCGACGAGCTGCTGAGCGGCTCCTTCATCGACCTGCTCCGCAACCGACTGGCTCTGGCCAACGCCGGTGTGACCATGCTGAGCGGCCTGCAGGGCAACATCAGCATCCCCCGCCAAGCCTCCGCTTCCACCGCTTACTGGGTGGGCGAGAACGTGGCCCCCACGGAATCTCAGCAGTCGATCGACCAAGTCAACATGACCCCCAAGACGGTGGGTGCATTCGTTGACTACAGCCGCCGCCTGCTGCTCCAGTCCTCCATCGACGTGGAAGGCATGGTGCGTAACGACCTGGCCCGCGTGATCGCCCTCGAGCTTGACCGCGCTGGCATCTACGGCACCGGTTCCACCAACCAGCCCCTGGGCCTGGTGAACACCACCGGCGTCGGCAGCCAGACCATCAGCACCTTCGGCACCTTCGCCGAGTACATCGGCATGGAGACCGATGTGGCCAGCGCTAACGCCGATGCCGGCTCCATGCGCTACATCATCAACGCTGCTGCCCGTGGCGCCCTCAAGTCCACCGCCAAGTCCGCCACCGCCGTGGCTGCTGGCTTCGTGTACGAGAACGACGAGATCAACGGCTACCCCGCCATCGTCTCCAACCAGCTGCTCAACAACGACGTGCTGTTCGGCGACTTCTCGATGATGATCATGGGCATGTGGTCTGGCCTCGACCTGACCGTCGATCCCTATGCCGGTGCCACCGCAGGCACCGTCCGCATCATCGCTCTGCAAGACGTTGACTTCGCCGTCAAGCAGCCCGGCGCCTTCTGCTACGGCACCTGAGCCTAAGCAGTTGCACCATCGCTGAGCACCGATGCGAATCACCTTGCTTAGGCAGGTGATGATCTCAGGAGAGCCGGCCCTCGCCGGCTCCACCCTGGACATCGCTGACGCCGACGCCACCCTTCTACTAAGCAGCGGCAAAGCCGAACGCGCCAAGGCTGAAGAGGTCACACCCGTCGAGGTGCCCGCCTCTCTCCCCGAGGCTGAAGCCAAGCCCGCCAAGCCTGCAGCCACCAAGGTCAAGGCTGCCAAATCCGCCCCTGAACCCACCGAGGACTGATCCATGTCCATCCTGTCTACCGGCCTGGAAAAGCTGGAGCACCTGGCTCTGGCCCCCACCGCTGTCCGTACCAGCAACCTCGACGGCACCGCCGTTGACCTCAACGACTACGAAGGCGACGTAGTGCTGATCCTGGATGTTGCCAACGGCGGCACCAGCACCCTCGATGTCAAGATCCAAAGCTCCGACACCATCCAAGGCGGCAGCTACGGCGACGTGATCACCGTCTTCTACCGCGGTGGTTCCGAAGTGGCGTCCTCCGCTGTGGCCTTCAGCCAGGTGAGCACCACTGCTTCCAAGCAGTACATCGTGTTCCCCAAAGGCGCCGCCAAGCGCTACGTCAAGGCTGTGAGCACCACCTCCTCCTCTTCTCACACCTACAGCATCAATGCTGTCGCCGTGAAGAAATACGCCTAAGCTTTTAGCGGAAAGCATCCCCGAGCCCCAGGCCTAAGCGGTCTGGGGCTTTTCTTTGCGCTCTACCTAGACTTCCATCACACCCATCAAATCAATGGCGCTAAGCGAAGACCTGAGTCTGTTCCTCAACGACTTTGGTGTCACATGTACCAGCGGACGCACCACCGCCCTAGGCATCCTGGACATGCCCAGCAACATCATCAGCGATGGAACGGTCCTAACCACGGACTACACCCTTACGGCTCGCGCATCTGACTTCGGCACGCTGACTTACGGCGCATCGATCACCGTTGCCGGTGCGGCCTACACCGTGCGCGAAACCATGCTCATCGACGACGGCGCCTTCATCCAAATCGCCCTCCAGAAAACGTGATGGACAAGCACACCCGAGACAACTGGGTCAAGGTACGCGCCACTCTAGAAGCAGCCGGCAAGCTCGACTGCCATCTCTACCGCCGCGCCGTAGCTATCACCAGTGGCGCCCCCGACCCAGGCCCCTTCGGCTCATTCCCTACTAAGTAGACTGCATTAAACAGCGGAATAGGCCATGACTATCTATGGGCAAAGTGCCGACATCAACAGCAACATCTATACTTTTGCCACGCTTACGGAGGTAGGCACATCAGAAGTCGTAGAAGTTCGTGGCAGTAATTTGTCCTTTATCTGTACCGTAACTGGCGGCAACATCACTTGGGAGATCCAGGGTTCCCACAACGGCACCACCTGGGCATCACTGGACCCCGCTAAGACAAAAGCCGCTGGTACGCACGGCGACTTCTACGTCGGCTACGTCGTTCGTTACGTTCGCGTCGTAACTACTGTTCAAGCAGCAGGTCGCACACTCAGTATAAGTATGGCGTGTAATTGACCCACCGACTTAGGCTGTCATAGAACAAGTGGGGCAAACCTATGTCCAGACGTGAGCAGATCCTTGCTGCAATTCGCACAGCCCTCACCGGTACGGTCGGCGTTAGCACGCGCATCTACCGCAGCCGCGTAGAGCCTATGGCCAGGGCGGAGTCGCCCGCCATCATCGTCGAACCCGTCAGCGACACCCCTGAGCAAAACACCAGCCTGCCCACCCTCGACTGGACCCTGCGCGTCCGCGTTGTCGTCATTGTCCGTGGCAACACCCCCGATCAGCTGGCCGACCCCACCATCGAAAGCCTCCACAGCAAGTTGATGGCCGACCTAACCCTCGGCGGCTTAGCCATCGACGTTCAACCGGCACAAGTCACCTTCAACCTGCTCGAGGCCGATCAGCCCGCTGGCGTAATTTTCTGCGAATTCGACGTGCGCTACCGCACCGCCGTAAACAGCCTCACCTAAGCAGCGCCACTGTGCCGTGGTACGCCTAAGCAGCAGCACGACTTAGCCTGAGACTGTCCGCTAAGCAACTTATGGCTAAGACTTCTGATTCCACCGAGCAAATTACTGAGGTGGTGGATGAACAATCTGTAGCGCCACTTAGCGAAGCCGTCGTCGAAGCCTCGCAACCCCCTTCGCCTAGCGTGGTCGATGAGTTCCATGGGCACGGTGGTACTTACCTCCTCGACCCTGAAACAGGCATTCGCACCCGCATTTCCGCGTAAGCGGATGCTTCCCACTTACCCCGAGAGGTAACTCCAATGCCCCTTCTTCTGCGTAAGCGTCTCATCCTCATTGAGACAGAAGCCACCTACGGCACCGACCCAGTTCTTGATGGAGCCGACGCCGTGCTGGTACGGGACCTCAACATCACTCCGCTGCAGAGCGATGTGGTGAGCCGCGACCTTGTCCGTCCCTATCTCGGCGCCTCGGAACAGCTGCTGGCTAACACCCGCGTTGAATGCACCTTCAGCGTTGAGCTTGCTGGTTCCGGCACCGCCGGCACTGCTCCTGCCTACGGCAAAGCACTCAAGGCATGTGGCCTAAGTGAAACGGTGGTATCCACCACTAGCGTGACCTACGCGCCGGTTAGCGCCAGCTTCTCCAGCGTCACCATCTACTACAACATTGATGGCGTGCTGCACAAAGTGACCGGTGCCCGTGGCACATTCACCCTCAACGGTGCTGTGGGTGCAATCCCCACCATCGATTTCACGTTCACCGGCATCTACAACACTCCCACGGATACGGCAGCTCCCACTCCCACCTACGCCAATCAAGCCACACCGGTCATCTTCAAGGCCGGCAACACTACAGACTTCCAACTTCTGTCTTACGCCGGCTGCCTGCAGTCGGTGTCCTTCGACATCGGCAACACCTTGGTGTACCGCGAGCTGGTGGGCTGTGCCAAGCAGACCCTGCTTACCGACCGCCGTTCCACTGGTTCCGTCACCCTAGAAGCGGTGACCATGGCCACGAAGAACTACTTCACGGCCGCCCTCACCGATGCCAGCCTGGGCAACCTGCTATTCCAGCATGGCCAAACCCCTGGCAACATCGTCGACTTCGCCTCCACGAAGATCGACATCGGCGACGTGAGCTACGGCGACCAAGACGGTATCGCCATGCTGACCATCCCCTACACCGCAGTCCCTTCGACTGCAGGCAACGACGAGTTCAGCATCGTCTACACCTAAGTCGCGCACCTACGCCACTTAGGCCCCACGCCACTTAGCCACTAAGCTTCACCGCTTAGTGGCTTTTTCGCTTAGCCGCTAAGCTAGAGGCGTTATCACCCACACAACTTATGGCGTTCGTCCGTAAGAAGGTCAAAACCTTCAAATGGCCTGTAACGGTTGAAGAGCCCACAGACGGCGGCACCTTTGACAGCTCGACCTTCGACGCCACCTTCAAGCGCGTGGGCCGCAGCGAATTCGCCAAGCTCAGCGACAACGGCGAATTTGACCTGCTCAAAGCGGTCTTAGTGGGCTGGGACGGCATCGATGACGAAGCCGGCAAGCCCGTGCCCTACTCCCTCGAGGCCGCCAAGGAGCTAAGCGACGATCCCTACTGGATTCGTGGTGTGCTCCGCGCCTACACCGCTACCTTCGACGGGGCTAAGCAGGGAAACTAAAAGGCGCTGCTGTCCATTGGGCCAGTACCGGTAAGCGGGTAGAGGACAAGACCGACGACGATGCCAAAGCCTTCGGGATTGTCCTCCCGCCCCCCACTGACTCAGAGAGTGACGGCAGCACCTACGAGGTGTGGGAGGAAAACTGGGACACCGTCATGATGTTCCTGCGTATGCAGACTCAGTGGTCGACTACCATGGCCGGCTACATGGGTCTGAAATACGAGATCCTGCTCGGTCCTGGAGGCTTATTCGCCCTCTACAATGTGACCAATCCACGCGAAATGCTTGAGGATCTCCAGATCATGGAGGCCGCAGCACTGAGCGAGTTGGCCAAGGAGGCCGATGGCTAAGCAGGTAAGCGAGATCCTAATCAAGCTTGGCCTTCAAGGTGTTGAGGGCCTTGACAAGCTAAAGGGTGCTTTTCGCGAACTTGAAAAGTCCATCGGCCCTAATAATGCTGCCATCGAGCGGGCCAGGCAGAGCATCATCGATTACGGCCGCGACAGCCGTAACACCGAACAAGTAATTAAGGGCCAGATCGACGCACTGCGCGGTCTGCAATCTCAGGTGGAGCGGGGCTCCTCAACCTGGGCCCAGCTCGCCACAGACATCGAGCAATTCCGCCAAGCCTCCCGCCGCACAGATCGCGAGATTGAGGTACTAAGGCAGAGTATTCTTAACTCTGCCTCTACGCATAATCAGTCTCGTGATTCTGTACAGGGACACATACGCAGTCTCCAAGCTCTTAGCAACCAAGCTTCACTGACTGGCACAACCTTAAGTAACTTAAGGCGCGATATTGCGAACCTGGAACAGCAGATCGAAGTTGCTGAGCAGGGCAGTCGGCGATTCCGCAGTGCTCTGGGTCAAGCTCTAGCTGTAAATCCGCAGTCCATACTTAATCAGTGGCGAGCCTACCGCCAGGTTTTACAAGATTCCGCTTCTTCTGCTGAGGATCTAGCAACAGCCGAACAACGGTTACGGTCTTTATCAGGCGCTCCACGGATTGAGCAACGTCGTGCAGTATCTGCGCAAGCAGAGATCGTGGGGTCTGCCGAATACCAAAGGCGATTTGGTGTTGGCGGTACTGCTTTAACAGAACAGCTTCCTGATACCACCGCGGCCTTAAGACAAGAATTAAACGAGTTAAACGAAGATCTCGCTAATCTTGTACGAGGCGGCACGGATTATGTCACTGTATCTAACCGTATCGCTGAGGTTCAGCGCGAACTACGCCGCGAACTTACCGGCACAGCAGACGCATTTGAACGGCTTGCCCGTGCCCAGTCCGCTACTGAACGCCGCGGCCAGAAGGTAGCAGGCATCCAGGAGTATTACAGCACCCAAGGCCCCTTAGCTCCTGGCGTCGGCGGTTACCGCGATCCCGCAACAGGGGCAATGATCGCCCGTGGAGCGCGTACACCTGACCGTATCCGCGTAGACGAAGCGGCCTACGCTCAGCCCATCGGCCCGCAAGCCTTCCCCGAAGCAGGTCGCCGCGCTCAACGAGACATCGAGAGTGCCCTAGACGAAGTAAACCGCATCTACGAAAACTCTAAAGTTCAACGTGCCGAGATACAAGCTAAGTATGACCAAATTTTCTTAGATAAAGTTGAGCAAGGCCTAAACATGGAATCTAGGCTTGTCATGGAGGCTAGTGACAAGCAGTTTAAGCGTGAATTAGATAAGTTCGATGAGAAAATGGATATTGCCGACCGCAAGCGCCGTAGTCGACTTACAGCAGGCCAAGCGGTCCAAGCAGCCGGCGCGGCCATCTCCGGCGGCATCTTCGGTGGCCCGGAAGGCTTCTTAGGCGGCGTTGGCGGTGCGGCTATCGGCTCCGCTATTCCTGGCCTGGGGACGGTCGGCGGTGCTTTTGCCGGTGCAGCCATCGGCGCTCAGGTCGGCATCTTCCGCCAACAAATCGCAGGCACCGCCGACTACGCCGCACAAATCGGCAAACTTCAAATCGCTCTACGCGGCATCGTCGGAAGCCAACAAGCCTATGACCAAGCGGTACAAGCAGCTGCTTCCGCTACCCGCGAATTAAACATCCCTCAACAAGAAGCCACGCAAGGTATAACCCGACTGAGTGCGGCTGTGTTGGGTGCCGGCGGTACCGTTACAGACTCCGCCTTTGCCTTTAGGGCAATGAGCGAAGCGGTTAAAGCTACTGGTGGGGGCGCTGAGCAAGTCGATGGGGCGCTTCTTGCCCTAACTCAAGTCTTTTCTAAGGGTAAAGTAAGCGCGGAGGAACTTAACCAAATCGCTGAACGGCTACCCGGTACCTTCACGCTGTTTGCACAGGCGGCGGGTAAAACAGGCCCCGAATTACAGAAAGCCCTTGAGCAGGGACAGATCGGGCTTAATGATCTGATGAAGTTCCTTACCGCTGTTCGAGATCGCTATAGCAGCACCGCACTCACCGTTGCGGGATCTTCCGAGGAAGCGGGGGCTCGTCTAAAGATCGCGTTCGACGAAATGCGCTTAGAGGTAGGAAAGGCGTTAAAGTCTACTGGTTCTGATTTACAAGTGGCTTTTGCAGCATTTGTTAAGGAAATAACTCCAGCAGTAGTGGGTGCCGCTAAAGGGCTTGCCGCGTCTCTGAAACTAATTACTGATAACGCAGCTACGTTCAAGACTTTACTTGAGTTTGCAGCTGCACTGGGTACAGCTACGCTAGCTATAAATACTTTCAAAGCGGCTGCCACTGGTATTGCTGCCTTAAACATAGCCGGAACACTTACTACAACCGCCGGTGCAGTCAAACTTACTGGAGATGTAATGGGTGTTACCGCGGCTAAGACCGGTTTACTAACAGGGGCTCTTACTAGCTTGCGGGTAGCAACTGTTGCTCTTGCAACCGCCTGGGCTGCTCCTCTTGCACTTACCGTCGCTATTGTTGGCGCTGTAGCTACTTATAACTGGATACAAAAACTTAAGAAAGCTACTGATGACTTGAAGGCTTCTACCACGCAACGTACTGGAGAATCGTGGCTATCAGGTATAGGTGGTACTGCTGCGTCTAACGCCGTAGTTAATAGAGAAACAAGCCGCCAACTTATGCGTGTTTCCTCCTTACAGGAGAAGCTGGCTGCTCTTAACAAGGAGTGGACTGCCTTAAGACCTTTGGCGAAGAATATCCTGTCTCCCGACATTGCGCAGAACGCTCAAGTAGAGCTAGCGGCAGTGGAGCAAAGGATTAAAACTACACGCTTAGACCTTTACGCCGCTCGTAGAAATGCAGAGGTAGGTCTTGCTGAAATAGCTAAACGGCAACGCCAAGGAGCCGAAAGAGGCCTCACTGGATTGACCCAGTTTGCTGCTCCTGCGGAAGACACGTCTGCAGACAGAACAGCTAAGGCCCAGGAATCGCTTATGCGCAAGCTTCAAAGCGATTTTGACAGCACGATCACGCAACTAGGCCGGCGGTTCAACGCCGCGGCTAAGGACAAGCTATATGAGACACTCTTAGACTATGAAGCAAAGATACAAAGAGCCTATAAGCAGAATAACCTAGTTCTGGCTGAAGATTTAAAACTTAAGCAGAAAGCAGCTGCCCTAGATATTACGGAAGAAGTTTTACTGTCGGAGAAAGCCTCTCTGCAGCAAAAACTCGCCGAAGCTCGCGCCAAAGGTCTCGACGCCCAGGCTGTACAGAATCGCCTAGATACTGTCAACGCAGAATTAAAGCAAATCAACTACGACAGCACAAAAGAAACAACAGCACAACTAGAAAAGCAGGCAACCCTAGCTACACAAATCAAGGATGCCCTTACCCAGGCTTTTGCTCCTACGGCTGGCGGCCCTGGCAGGCTGCTCACCACTGGCGTAGTAGGCGGCGTATTCCCTGGTGCGTTCACCGGTGAAGAAGAATCCTTCAAGAGCCTTACTGATCAGCGAGGAATCGAGCGCATAAAGGAGCTGGGCAAGGAGCTTCAAGCACTCACTAATCCACTTAGCCAAATCCTCACGGCAGCAGAAGCCATCGGCAGCGCGTTCTCCTCGTCGTTCACCAGCGTGATCAGCGGTACAGCTTCCACACAGGAAGCACTTGCCTCCTTCTTTAATAACATCGCTAATTACTTCTTAGACATGGCGGGCAAGATTATTGCTAAGTGGATTGAAATGGCCATTCTTAACACAGTTCTTCAACTACTTCCTAGTGGGCCTAAGTTTGGTTCCAGCGCGGCCGTGCCAGGACTGCCTGGTTTGAGCGGTACTGGAGCCCTAAGCCCCGGTGGCGCTACTTCGGCAGTTACTAGCTACGCAGGTGTCAAGTTCAATGCCCTAGGCAACGCTTACGCAGCCAACGGCATCGTCCCCTTCGCCATGGGCGGCATCGTCAACAAGCCGACGCTGTTCAGATTCGCCAATGGTGGCGTCCCCGGCACAGGCCTTATGGGCGAAGCCGGCCCCGAAGCCATCATTCCCCTGAAGCGCGGTCCCGACGGTAAGCTTGGCGTTAGTGGCGGTGGTGGTGTTTCTGTGGGAGAAATCAATATCACTGTCCAGAACAGCGGCGAAACGCTTAGCCCTGCGGCCCAAAAGCAGATCGCTAATCAGGTACAAGGCATTGTCCTTACAACGCTTGTCAACCAGAAACGTAGTGGAGGAATCCTCTAATGCCTGCCTACATCAACCTCAACAATATGCCGGTTGCCCTCGACACCACCGTCAAGCGCACCAACCGCATTCAGCGTGTTCAGTTTGGCGACGGTTACAGCCAAGTCCTCACTGACGGCCTCAACGCACAGCTAGAGACCTGGACTTGCAGCACTGGTCCGCTCTACGAAGACGAAGCTTATGGCATCGAGTCATACCTGCTTCGCCAGCGCGGCCAAGCCATCGAGTGGACTCCACCTAATTCGTCCAAGTCCTTCACGGCACAGTTCCAAGGTGGCCTACTAAGTCTTGGCTACACAAATCTTTCCTCACTTACACTTGCCACGTATACCCGTCCAACTAATTACACCGCAAATCTGGCAACTGGCCTGCTTACTTCGGTGACAATTCCCAGCCTCACCGACGTGAGCGTGACGCTGGGACTTGCACCCAGAACCTACCTCTTAGAAGACGGCTGGCAATTTGAGTTCATCAGCTGTAAGTACTTCCGACTTAGCTTCGGTCTTAGGCAGGTGTATGTATGACCCAGCAACCGCCAAACGCCCAAACCTTCAAGACCCAGTTACCTGAGGTTGTTGACCTTTTCACGCTGGACATCACAATCCTGCTGCCACCCGGCAGCACCGATCAGGCCGTCTACCGTTTCTGCAACTGGACGCAGGTGGGCGGCGCCGACGTTATCTACCAAGGCGAGACCTACACCGCCCTACCGCTGCAGGCCAGCGGTTTTGAGCTGAACACCAGCGGCCAGCTGGAGCGCCCCAGCATCACGTTCGCCAACGTCGGCCTCGGTATCACAGAACTCACCAACACCTACGACGACCTCGTTGGCGCCAGCGTTAGCCGGATCCGCACCCTCAC